AAAATGAAACTCAAATTGCCCAAGAAAAAAATATTTCAGTATGCACTTAAAATGAATAGGTGGCCAGTGCATTGGTTTGACCAGAAAAAAGATAAAGAAAAAGCAAGGCAAGAAAAAATATCCAAACTATATCCAAAAAAATGAATAAAAAATATATTTTTGATGTTGATGGAACATTGACCCCTTCCAGACAACAGATTGATTCTGATTTTGAAAAATACATGCTTGACTTTTCTGATAAAGAAGAGGTATATCTTGTCACAGGTAGTAATAGAGAAAAAACCATAGAGCAAATTGGAAATGATTTATTTCAAAAAGCAAAGAGAGTTTATAATTGTTCTGGTAGTGATGTTTATGAAGGTGATATAAATGTCTATAGAGATGAATGGGAAATACCAAGTGATGTAGAAGAATTTTTAATGGATGAATTACATCATAGTAAGTTTCCAGTTAGAACTGGAACACATATAGAAAGAAGACCTGGTGGAATTAACTTTAGTATTTTGGGTAGAGGTCAAGGAGTTGTATTAGAGGAAAGAGATGAGTATGTTAAATGGGATAGAAAGCATGATGAAAGAAAAAATATAGCAAGAAAAATAAAAGAAAGATTTCCTAATCTAGAAGTACAAGTTGGTGGTCAAACTGGTTTAGATATTTCACCATTGGGTAGAAATAAAGGTCAAATAGTAAGAGACTTTGGTAAAGATGATTTTCTATATTTCTATGGAGATATGATGGCAGAGGGACAAAATGATTTCCCTTTAGCAAATATTATACGCACTAAAGAATTGGGGTTTACTTATCATGTACATAGTTTTGAACATACATGGGATATATTAAGTATTCATAGACCCAGATAAAAAAGTGGCACACTAAATGTAGATTAGTATATACATACAAGTATAATAAGGGTATAGATAAATGATTTGATTATGACAACACCCTTTGAGATCAAAATGACAGAAAAACAAGCATTTGATGGTTTAAAATCCAACTATGGCACAGAGTTTACTGCTGCTGATGTTAGAGCATTTTGTGCTATGAATGACATAGGTTATTCAACTGTTACAGGAAAGATTAAACAGTATAAAGTTGGTAAGGGTAAGTGGAATCTTAATGTCACTCCTAAGGCAGTTAAGAGTATAGAGAAAGCATATGAAGCACCTGCTGTTGAACCACAGTCAGAGCAGAGTTTAGTTCCAGAGACAGATAATACCTTTGTTAAGTTTGGTCCTTTTACTGATATTAAGAAGATAATTTCATCCAAGATATTCTATCCTACTTTCATTACTGGTCTATCAGGTAATGGTAAGACCTTTGGTGTAGAGCAAGCATGTTCTCAATTGAAGAGAGAACTTATTAGAGTAAACATTACAATAGAAACAGATGAAGATGATCTCATTGGTGGCTTCCGCCTTGTTAACGGTGCCACAGTCTGGCACAATGGACCAGTTATTGAAGCTCTCAATAGAGGGGCTATCTTGCTCCTTGACGAGATTGACCTTGCCAGTAACAAAATCCTCTGTCTCCAATCCATCCTTGAGGGTAAAGGAGTTTTCCTTAAAAAAATTGGAAAGTTCATCAGACCAAAGCAAGGATTCAACATCATCGCAACAGCAAATACTAAGGGTAAGGGTTCAGAAGATGGAAGATTTATTGGAACTAACGTGCTTAATGAAGCCTTCCTTGAAAGATTCCCAGTAACATTTGAGCAAGAGTATCCATCACCTTCTGTAGAGAAGAAGATCTTAACTGGTGTTGCTGCTAGTTTAAAAGTCAAAGACAATGACTTTGTAAGTCGTCTTGTTGATTGGGGTGACATCATTCGTAAGACATTCTATGATGGTGGTGTTGAGGATATCATCAGTACAAGAAGACTAGTTCACATAGTTCGTGCTTACTCTATATTCAACAACAAAGCAAAAGCAATTCAAGTTTGTGTAAACAGATTTGATGATGAGACTAAGCAATCATTCTTAGAGTTGTATGATAAGGTTGATGCTGACTTTGAGATGCCAAATGAAGATAACTGATCATATAGGGATTTTTGAAGAAGGACTGCCTCTTAATGTATGTGAGGCAGTTATTCAATCTTTTAATTTGTGGGAAGGACAGAGAGAGTTTATTGCAGAGGCATTTAAAGATGGTGAAAACCAATTTAAAGATGGCAAATTCTCTAGGAGTGATACTCAACTTTGTTTAGAAGTAGTTGACTTAGATCTGTATCAAACTCTTAATGGTTTTGTTAAAAAAGCATTTGAGCAATACACTTCAGTATATTCTGGAATACTTCAAAACAATGATCCTGTTTCTACTTGGACTACTAAAGTTCAAAAAACTATAGCAGGTGGAGGATATCATCAATGGCATTGTGAGAATGGTCAGTTTCTTTATAGAGATAGAGTTCTTGCATGGATGGTTTATTTAAATACTGTTCCCTCTCAAAATGGTGGAGGTACAGATTTCTTACATCAAAAGTTAACCTTACAACCAGAAGCAGGTACTATTGTTTTATGGCCAGCATCATATACTCATGTTCATAGAGGAGGATTTTTGACAGGCAATGTTGACAAATATATTGCTACTGGTTGGTTTATTAGAGAACCTACTTGACTCAACAACACATTCTTGATATACTGGTAGAGCACACAGAGTATTATGTCTAAAGATATAAATTTAGATTGGATTGAAAAGAGTGGTGGTTTTGAGTGGACTCCTGGTTCACCTTGGCCACCAGAGGTTCCTGATGAGGAAAGATGTAGTGGTGATGATTATCAACACTCTAAGTATTATTATGATTACACTAGAAATGATCCTGACAGAGAAAATCCATTTACTGAGGCATTTGACTATCTAATGGGAGAATCAGTAACAGAAAAAACACCTTGGATTTATGAATCACCTGATGGTGGTAAAACAGTTTATAGGTATGAAAGAGGAACAGATCCTCTTAAAAGAGAATTGGTTGAAATTCCAATGGCAGATGTAGATGATCAAAGAGCACATCATTTTTATACTGATACTTCTAAAAAGTATCAAGAAGATATAGGTCTAAAAGATCTTGGAGAATATGTTGACACAACTTATGGTGGGCATTATACTTCTAATGATAACAATGTTCAAACACTTGATATCATTGAATCTGTTGGAGATGCAAAGTCATTCTGTAGATCTAATGCAATCAAATATTTGACTAGGTATGATAAAAAAGGACAGGCAAAGCGTGATATACTAAAAGCAGCACATTATTGTTTACTACTTTACTATTTTGATGGACACACAAACACTAACTGATATGAAACTATCTGACAAAACAATTAAGTTATTAAAAAACTTTTCATCTATTAATCAATCTATTCTGTTCAAAGAGGGTAGTAAGTTGCGTACTATAAGTGTTATGAAAAACATTTTAGCAGAAGCAACAGTAGATGAAGAGTTTCCAAAAGATTTTGGAATATATGATCTAGTTCAGTTCTTAAATGGATTAGATCTACATGAAACTCCTGAGTTAGATTTTACTAGAGATGAGCATGTAGTTATCAAAGAAGGTAAGATGAGATCTAAGTATTTCTTTGCTGATCCATCAGTAATCATATCACCACCAGATAAACCACTCTCATTACCAACTCAGGATGTATGTTTTGTTCTTAAGAGTCAACAGTTAGAGAAATTAAAGAAAGCATCATATGTTTATGCTTTACCTGATATCTCTGCTATTGGAGAAAATGGTGTTGTTAAATTAGTTGCAAGAGATAAGAAGAATGATACATCAAATGATTTTTCAATTATAGTTGGTGAAACAGATAAGACTTTTACATTCAACTTTAAAGAAGAAAACTTGAAAATTATACCTGGTACATATAATGTTGTTGTCTCTTCAAAACTTTTATCTAAGTTTACAAGTGAAGATTATGACTTGACATACTACATAGCATTAGAACCTGATTCAACATTTGGATAATGAATAACATAGGATTAGAGGTAGTATTTTGGACAGTATTATCATTATATCTATTGGCAAAAACAGGAGTATTTAAAAAATCTACTAGAAAAAGAAAAAGAAAAAAATGATGTTACCACACCTTTCATTAGATCCTGATTTTACCTTTGGTATTTCAATAGCAGTTATTGTTATTCTATTGACAGCATATGGTGTGTATAAAGGATTTTTTGTTAATGAAGGATTAACAGATCCTTGGGATGATCATGATGACTAAATTAATTACAAAGAATGATCCAAGATATTTTTCAGTAACTTCTGATAAACCTTATGATAGACATCATTATAAAATAGTTTCTTCAAGTAAAACTACTTTCATTGTAGAGTCTTGGCAAGAGGTTCAGGAGTGGTGGTGGAATAATTGTAATTCATTAAATTTTGATGCAGTTGTAGTTGTCCTTGATAAACCAAGAAAAAAATCTAAAGGATTCTAATTATGAAAAAGTATTATGACATCTATGATGAGAAACCTTATAAAGGATATATGAAGGGTAATATGGAGAATAGGATTAGTATGACAGTGTTGTGGATTTATCTTGTTATATTTGCTGTTATGTTTGCTCGTGGTCTTATATTATTTTTAGGTAGATGAAACATATACTTTTTGATTTAAAAGAATGTCCATATGATCTTTTAGATGATGAGAGGTTTGTTCGTAATAGTTTATTTCATGCATCTATAGCATCTAATTCAGAAATTCTTAAAATTGATTTTCATAAGTTTTATCCTCAAGGTGTAACTGGATATGCATTACTTGCAGATAGTCATTTAAGTATTCATACA